AGACAGGGATCATCAGATCGTTAAGGAGACTTGAATGCAATTAATTCGAGAATGGGCTAGTACGTCTTCAATTCGTGACACGCTAGCAGTAGTAGTGGCTATAGCGATGCCACTCACCGTAATATACTTCGCCAGTATGAGCTATTAAGGATCACAATTATGGATAGAGAACGAGTACAAAAACAATTAGAGATAGACGAAGGAGTAGTTTATGAGATTTACAGAGATCATTTAGGCTACCCCACGTTTGGTATAGGACATTTAATACGGGAAGAAGATCGAGAATATGGACAGACCATAGGAACTCCTGTAGATAAAGGAAGAGTAACTGAAGCCTTCCAAGCGGATTTGGATATTTCTATAGATGAGTGTAAAGTTCTTTATGATAAGTGGGATCAATTTCCAGGGGAAGTCCAAGAAATACTCGTCAATATGATGTTTAATCTTGGACGACCTCGACTTAGTAAGTTTAAAAATATGAAGAAAGCACTTGATGAAGGCAACTGGCAACTAGCTGCCGTTGAAGGAGAAGATTCTCTCTGGTATCGTCAAGTGACAAATAGAGCTGAAAGGCTTATGACACGACTAGATAATGTCTAAAATATTACTTGGAATCATGGGAGCAATGGGAGTTAGTATGTTTCTGTACTATCAGTTTGCTGTTGTTCCAATGAAGAATAAAATAGAAGAACAAACCAAAGTTATTCTTGCACAAGAGCTAAGAGACCAAGAGCAGAAAGCTGCAATTGAGTCTTTACAGAATAATATGCAGAAAACATCAGAAGCCTTAAAAGGTCTCCAAGTAAAAAATCAAAAGTATGAAGAAGATATGGCTGAATATCTTGACATATTTCGTAGACATAATGTAGCAAAGTTAGCAAGTGCGAAGCCAGGACTTGTAGAGTTAACTTTCAATAAAGGTACAAAGGAGGTATTTAATGCTATTCAAGAGGACAGTACTCGCATTAGCAGTCTTAACGATTAGTGGTTGTAGTTTATTACAACAACCTCCACGCGAAGTAGAAATCATAACAAAACCCATCAAAGTAGATATAGTACAGCCTATATTACCCCGCCCTATAAAACTCAAAGAACCCAAATGGTATGTAGTATCAGATGCAAAGATAGTTGAACCATGTATTAAAAATCCAGAAACAAAAAAATCGGACTGTAAGTTAGGAAGAGAAGATAATTATCCAGAAGGATATACATATCTTAATCGTTTCGAAGATGATATAAGAAAAAAACATGGAGGAGACTTAGTATTTGTAGCAATGAGTATAAAAGATTACGAACTAATGACAGCTAACACACAAGAAATAAAACGATACATTAATCAGTTAGGAGAAGTAATAATTTATTATAGAGAAGTCACCACAGACGACACCACCGAGTAATTATTTCTTGACATTCAATGTGAACTTTAGTATAATAATATCTAATTTTCGAGAGTACAACCATGAATTTATTTTACCTAGATGATGACTTTGAAAAATGTGCAGAGTATCATGTCGATAAACACATTGTAAAAATGCCTCTCGAAGTAGCACAATTATTATGTACAGCAATATGGGTAGATGAACATCTTGGATTTATACCTAGAGCATTGGAGAAGGATGAAAGAGATCATCTGAACAAACTCAAAGCCGAGATAAAACATTTACCTCTTGAA